GGGGAGTGGCGGTGGCAGTAGCAATGGCGGTGGCAGAAGCACTGGCGGTGGCGGAAGTATGGGGGGCGGTGGGAGTTCTGGTGGTAAAAGCGGTGTAGTTTATAGCATTAATGGCGTATATGGCGATTCCCCCGATGTTGCGTGCCGTGCTTGGTTAGCTTCTGTAGGCTCAGATTCTACTAAAGCGTGGGTCGGAGCATTTACTAATGATTATATTGCATCTTGCTCAAATGGTTCTGTAGATGGTTCTGTTATTAAGGAAAAGTTGAATAATTATTCTGAAACTGAGTGTAATGAAAAGGGTTTTAAGCAAATAAAAGGAACAAAAGGAAGTTTTTCCGTTGTTTGCACTTATAAACACAAGCCGAAATCAGAAAGTTCAACTGTCGGCTCTACTGGCTCTTCGAGTTCTTCAAATAAACAAGACGCACAATCTACAAGCCCTAATGGCTCATCCGCGGGGGGCGGTGGTGGCGGTGGTCGAAGCGGAGCTGACCACGCCACAACGCCTGACGGCGGTAAGCAAGGGGGCGGAAATGGTGGCGGTGGCGGTAAAGATGGAACGACAGGCGGAAGTGGTGGAAGTGGAACAACTGGCGGAAGCGGTGGAAGTGGAACGACTGGCGGAAGCGGTGGAAGTGAAACTACTGGCGGAAGTGGTGGAAGTGGAACGAATGGTTCAGGTGGTGGTGGCGGTCAAGATTCGGAATTGCCTGAAATGCCTGATTCTCCTTTTGGCAATGGCGATGGAGAACCTGATTGGGGCGGTCTTAAATCCAATGGCGATTTTGGCACATTTAAGCCGTCATCAGCATTTAGTACAGGTGGCGCGTGTCCTCCAGATATAACATTAGACTTTGGACAATTCGGCACCCATCAGCTCCCGATGTCTTACGTTTGTATGGCCGCTGAAAAGCTCCGTTATGTGTTTATCTTCTTGGCCTATTTCGTATCTGCAATGATGGTTTTCCGGACCGTCAATTCGATGAAAGGATAAAAAAATGCCTGCGTTTCTTGCTGGTCTTTTCCGTGTTTTGATGTCCTACATGGGCAGACTTCTAGCCACTTTTTTGCCATCGCTCAAAACACTTTTTTTTCAAGTCCTTGTTGGATTGGGGGTTTCTCTCGTTTCCTATGAGGGGCTGAGTTTTGCTGTTGAAGGAATTTTAGATTATATAAAGTCAAATTATTTTGCCATGCCTGCCGATTTGGTTGGCCTTTTAGGTTTGGCTGGTATTCCAGAAGCTCTTAACGTTATCTTTGGCGGATTTTCTTTTTCTTTTGGTATTTGGGCTTCATATCGTTCGTTAAAATTTATTAAATAGAGGTTTTGAAATGATTACTTTAATTACTGGCGTTCCAGGTTCTGGTAAGACACTTATGGCCGTCTCAGATTTGGCAAAAAAAGTAGATAAAGAATGGGCTGGCCGTAAAATATTTATTCATGGTATTCCTGATTTGACAATTCCGACTGAGCCTATTCCAGAGGGTCACACGATTCAAGACATGCATGTTTGGCTTAAGAAACCTGAAAATAATGGTTCTGTAGTAGTGATTGACGAAGCGCAAAATATTTTTCCTCCACGTTCAGCCGGATCAAAAACACCCGAAATAGTAGAGTGGTTGCATGTACACCGTCATTCGGGGGTTGATATTATATTGATAACGCAAATGCCTGGTCGAATTGACAAACAAGTCCGCGACTTGGTTGGCGCTCATTATCACATTCATAAAACACCGCTCGGCGTTCGAATGCGTTATTTTTGGGACTATTGCGAGAATAGCCCGAAATCAGGAATGAAAAATGCGCGTCCAGAAGTCTATAAATTCGACAAAAAAGCCTTTGGCCTTTACAAGTCGGCGGAAATTCACACGAAAGTCAAAACGCCTAAAAGCAGAGTTTTATATATTATTCCGATTGCCTTTGTAGTGTTGGGCATTTCTTCCTTTATGGGATATAAATTGTTAACAGGTTTGGGGCAAAAAGAAGAGATTGTCGCAAATTATCAAAATATTCCTACATCTCAAGTTGAAAGCCTTCCCCCTCAAGATTTCCAGCGTATGGCCGTTAAAAGCTCGCAAAATGTTGGTGGCTCGGTCGGTCAGCAGCTTTCAAATAGAGAAGATAGGCATTTGACGGAAGAGATGTTAAAACCGACTGTTGAAGGGCGGGTAGAATCAAAACCGATTTATGATAATGTTCGACAAGTCAAGCAGTTGGAGTACCCTGTTGCGTGTATTTCTGGCGGAAATTCGGGTTGCTCTTGCTATTCGTCTCAAGGTTCGGCAATTAAAGAAATTGATAAGAAGACCTGTAATGAGTATGTAAAAAATGGCCTTCCTTTCAATCCATATAAAGAACATGGTAGGGATGTTGTTCAGAATGCAAATGTTCAGCCAATGAATGATGATTCCGGTCAGGTTCTCAGTCTTGGCGGCAAAAGTCCTCAAAATCTGATGTACGAAGGTTATGTTGAAGCGGGTAAGCAGTTTGCAGCTAGTGGCGGCGTGGTTGGGTCTGCGAATTAATAAAGGTCGTCTGAATTTCAGACGACCTTATATATAACTCATTATTTGTATCAATTTGTCAAATGTTCATCAATATTCAGATAAAAATTAGAAATTCGTTCTTCTAGCTCTTCTCTTGTTGAATCGTGAATGTCAACGGTTCTTTCTTTGCCTTTTAAAATGCAGTTAATGCCATGAATTAGGCTTTCTGCGGTTAATTTTCCGTTATAACCGCAAATTTCATAATAGCTTTCAAGTTGTTTCAGTTCGATTTCTAGATCCATTTTAAATTTCCTTTATTTTGGATTTTACCCATTTTGAAAAGTCCTGTATTTTTTCGGCTTTTTCTAATAGGTCTTTTTCTGTTTCAGTGTTGAAAGAAACGCGTTTTGAGATTCGCTTTACTTCATATTTACTGTTTGCTTTTTTCTTTGGGTCTGTCATTTTTTCTTTCGTTTTGTGTTTCGATGTTGTTATTATATCGTAGCTACGATATAAGTCAATAAAAAAGATTACTTAATAATCAGTAACTTATAATTTGTAAGGAATTGAAATTTTGGGTGTCAAGGGGGGAAGCTTTGTAAAGATTGGGCGTGCTTTTTGCCCGATCTTTATGAATGCCCCCCTTGATTCCCAAAAGTTCAAGAAACACGCTTTAGGCTGGTGGGCAGGAAAGGCTTTTATTTCCTGCCCGCCTGCCACGTGGCGAACGTCGCCGAAGGCAAAAAGAATTTGTAGTTTTTCTGAAATTTGACGAAACGACAAATTATGCGAACTAGCGTTTTCTTCTGAAAAAGTGTTTTCGCTCTACCCACGGTGGCGGATAACGTCTAACTTTTTCGTTTGGTCGCCAGAATAAGATTTTTGAGGCGTCCTTGTTTTGCTTTGTAAGTCGCGCTGTATCAAGCATTTTTATAAGTGATAGCGCGTCAATGCCGATTTGTTCGGCAATGTCCTCAATAAACCGAATAGGAAGTCGCAGACGGTCGCGTCGGTATTGACTGATTCGGGTTGGCTCTACTTGCCATCGTTGAGATAAAGCATAGTCAGATAGGATAAAAAGCCTGTCTTTGATTTGGTCGATGAGTTCAGATTGTGTTGCCATGATAAGCCCCTTTCCGGGGCTTATTTTAATTCAATGAGCAAACGCTCTCTATTTGAGCGTTTGCTCCTTATTTTGTAGGTTTGTTTCTTCGAGTTTGTCAAGTTCGATAAATTCTATTTCTCCTAGATTTTCCCCTGATAAAGAACAAACCCTGTATTTTGCGTGTGTTGATATTATATCTTCATAGCATTTTTGGTTTGATTTTTGTCCGTATTCGTATCCGTATAGCCAGCTTATTAGTAAGCAAACGGCGAAAATTAGGATTTTTAATGCCTTTTTGAGCATTATTTTTCCTTTATATCTATTTCGCCGTCGTCGTTTATGAATGCTCTTTTTAAGGCTTCGTTTAGCAGCATATGCGCTAGCTCGCTGTCTTTGAGTGGCTCTCTTCCTAGTTGTATCAGTTTTTTATTTGCTGCTACGGCTATTTGTCTGATTTTTTCTTCCTGATCGTCTTTGATTCTTAGTGCTTTCATTTTTCATATTCCTAAAATCTTTTATGCAATATAAAACAATGCTTTGTGTGTTAACAAGTAATTTGTTCTTGACTTAACGTGTTAACGCGTTAATATATCTGAAATTTGTTAACGCGTTAACGCGTTAATTTAACGTGTTGTAAAAAAGGTCAAAACATGAAAAACCAACGTAGCGCAAAAGTAATACAGGAAAAGTCGGGCTGGCGGGTTGAGTGTCGTGAACATGATATTTTGCTCCATACGCTTTATTTTGATCTTCGATCTGAAGTTTTAGCGTTGTCTCGTGCCGAAATGTGGGTGGCTGCGGGTGTAGCCCTGTCTGTTTCATATGGTGCGCCTAAGCAAGATTTAGGGTGTATCGATGAGTAATTTAGGGGCTTGGGATAATCCCCCCCCCCTATCTAACAGGGGGGGTCGAGATTTGAAAACTTCTGGAGAATCAATGTCAGAATCTTCTGAAGCTGTTGTTTTAAATCAGGAATATGAACGTTATGAAACGGCAGTCATAGATTTTGATGGAAATTTAAAAGTAATCCCGCTTCGTCGGGGGCTTGGAAACACTGCTTTTATTGATACCTTGAGCTTCACATTTAAAGAAAAATCGGTTGTAGGTTTCGCGCCCGAATTGCTCGCGCTGGGAATCCCATCACCTGTAACCGATTTTGACGTGATGAAAAATTGGTCGGAAATTGCAGAATGGATTTTCGGATTCGGTATTAGCTCCCCTGCTCCCGTCGGGAAAGGTCGGTTTTATGACGAACGATGGGAAATGTCGGTTGAAGGTGTCTTGTATGGTCAAGCTTACATCGGCGGTCAGAATGGCACGATTCTGATTGAGTTGACAGGCAAAGGGTGTACTGCTGCTAAAGACGGTTGGGAACATCGTCTATATCGGTTTCTGAATGAACACGCATACAGTCCACGCATTACACGTTGCGACGTAGCAAAAGATTTTTATAGCGAAGAAATAAGTCCTGATACAGCATGGGAAGCTTATCAGAATGGCGAATTTGACAAGCGGGGTAAACGTCCGCTGGTGGCGCAAATAGGTTCTGATTGGCTGAATGGAACGCATAACGGTAAGACGTTGGGTGTTGGATCTAAAAATTCTTCTTGCTATTGCCGAATCTATGATAAGGCAAAGGAACAGGGGGATACATCAGGGATGTTTTGGACGCGGTTTGAGCTTCAGTTTATGGGCAAAAATTGTCTGATTCCGTTAGATATATTGCTTAATCCGGGTCAATTTTGGGGCGGTGCTTTTCCAATTTGTGAGCGTTTGCAGGATTTCGGTTCAGCCAATCGTTATTTGTCGTCTGAAAAAAGATTGCAAGTTTCCATTGATAGGGTTCAGGAAGTTGCCGCAAACCAAGCCGGCCGTGCTGTGAATATGATGATTCAGTTGGGTATGTCGCCTGAAGAGATTGTTGAGCGGCTAAGGCGTAAAGACGGCGCATTGCCTGATCGTGTGAATCCTGCTTCTTATTCGGTTGAGTACGCATTGAGTTCAAGACGTCATTATATGCAGTTTATTCATGACGAATACGAAGGTTCTATTGAATTGGATTTAATGGACGAGTACGGAATGGTTCTTCAGGGGTTGGAAAATGATTAAAGGTGTTGATTGTAATAGGAAGATCTATCCGTGCATTTTGGTTGATGACGAATTGCATGATTTTTATGTTTTCAGGCGTGTTTTGATTTGTCTATCAGTGAGCCAGTTCGCTGAATTTAAAGGTGTATCTGACAAAGATAATGATGAATTTGACTATATGGTTCATTTGGGAATTAAACACGCACTTAATTTAAATTGTTTTGCATATCATTGCGATAAATATGGTCGATTGATGTGTATTTTTAGTCCAAAAGCCTAATAAGGCAGGAAGGTAATTTGATATGAAAATGTTCGCAAAAGTACAAGGCTTGAAACGCTCAAAAGGTGTCATGAATGACACAGGCAAAGCTTACGATTCAACAACAGTATATGTTGAGTTTCCGTTCGCCCGCGATAACGCGGATATGCGTGGTTCTGCCACTGAGCCGATGAAATTCGGCACTTCTGAAAATTTTGAAAAATTCAACGGCATTCCATTACCGTTTGAAGCGGAAATTGATATTGAAGTACAGACTAATGGCAACCGCGTTCAAAACGTGATTGTTGATATTCAACCTGTACTGAATAAAAAAGATCCTATTTCTCAGAAATAATTTTAGGGCTGTCCGCTTGCCCCTGAAAGCGGAATTTTATTAATTCATGAGGTAAAACTATGAAACTCGCAAATCTGAAAAAAGTCGCCGTTGGCACAACTCTTGCAACCGCATCTGCCCTGTCTATGGCTGATGGCATTGGTGACGTAACAACAACCATTACTGGCGAAATTGGCAAAGTAGCTCCGGTTGTGTCTGCTGTCGGTGTCGCTTTGATTGGCGTGTATGTGCTGATTAAGGCTTTCCGTCTGGTTACTGGCTTCATGCGCGGTTAAGAAACTGGGGGCAATATGGGAGCGCGTGTTGGCTTGCAATGCTTTCAGACGACTGAAACAGCGACTGATTATGTTGTGTCTCAGATTGTCCCCGTTTTGCATTCGGAGGGCTATTTGATAGCCCCTCGAAAACAAGGCAAAGACTGGTTTGTTGGGTCTGAAAAGGTTGTTTTAAATTTTCCCGATTGTTCGATTTTGGAACAGATGGGCTACGGCTCACAAATTGCAACGCCTTTTGTCTTGGTTTTTGTGATTATGTTCTGTTTCCGAATTGTTGCAAGATTTATAAGTTCTTCAGGGGTTTCCGATGGTCACTGATTTTCCCTTTATCGTTGGTTTCTTTGCGACTCTATCACTAATTTTTTTGTTTAAGGGTTGAAAAATATGAAAAAAAATATATTGGCGGTCGCATTATCAGCGGTCGCTTTTTTGTTTCCTGTTCAATCTTTTGCCGATACAGCAAAAGTTGGAGATGTGAAGTGGGGTTTTCGTACAGATAAAAGGCTCAACGACATGACTAATTTGTTTGAGCCAAAACAAATAGGCATTTTGGATAAAAATACGGGTGTCACACATATTACGACAATTACAAAGGTGGCCTGTGTTTTAGACCAGTGTCTTTATAGAACTGAATATCAAGGTACAAAAGGGAAAAAACAAGAAATGCAAGTTTTTGATATTGAAGATGTTTTGCCTAAAAATTCAGGAAATAAAAAAATAAGTATGGGCGATAAGGACGTAGCAGAAAACGCAAAAAAGCTCGGCGTTGACAAGGAAAAACTGAAAAAGGCTTTAGAAGATGAGAACGAATATCAAAGGCTATTGCGTGAAATTCAAGTAAAGAAAGAACAGCAAAGACGTCAAGAAGAAGAAAAGGAAAAAAATAAAAATAACGGAACAACTGGAAACGGTGGCGGTGGCGGTGGTGGAAGCAATGGCGGTGGTGGAAGCAATGGCGGTGGCGGAAGCAATGGCGGTGGCAGTAGCAATGGCGGTGGCAGTAGCAATGGCGGTGGCGGAAGCAATGGCGGTGGCAGTAGAAATGGCGGTGGCAGTA